CTATTCCGAGATGACCGGCACCTCGGCCGTGGGGAACAGGTCCGACGTTACCTCATCGACGGGCAGAGCGACCAGCTCGGCATGGCGGCTGCCATGGGCCGGATCGTCGAGCACGGACATTGGCAGCACCCACCGCGCGCCATCGGCCAGCGCCACGGGCTCCAGTGCGGCGCCAGGCGCCGTCGGTCCGCGCAGGGCATTGGCCTGCGCACTGGTGAGGATCAGGAACGTCGTAGCCATGTCAGGCTCCCAGGGTCGTCAGATAGGCTCCCAGGGCGGCCGACAAGTTGGCCACCTGCGGCGCGGTCAAGCCGCCGCCGACGAAGGCCGCGGAGATCCGCTCGGTCGCCGGGAAGTTCGCCCCGCTGGCAATGAAGTGATCGGCGAGAAGGTACAGCTCGGTCGAGAGCGAGCGGGACGCCGAGGTCCGGCTCTCGATGAGTTGGCTGCCTAGATAGGCTTCGGAGGTTGCCGCCGAATTGCGGGTGACGGTGTAGAGGCCCAGCGCGGCGAGAGCGCCGGCGGCGGATACCGAGTTGCTGGCGTCATTGACCGCGAGCATGTGATAGGTCGGGCCTGCGGTCTCATAGCGCATCATCACCCGCGTGCCAGCCGAGCCGCCGGGCGCCCCGGTATCCGTGGAGCCCGCCAGGCAGGTGGTGCCGGCAGCCGCGAGCTGCTGCACATACACGCCCACGGTCGCGCTGCTCTGCTGGCATTTGTCAGTCGCGCCGCCGCCGACGAAGCCGGTGGAGAGATAGGCCGCAGCCCCGTCGCCCTTGTAGCCGCGATCCGCTGTCCAGGCCGGGCTGTTGACCGCCGTGAGATTGTAGCGGTCGCCGATCCAGTTGAGGCGGCCGGCTTGCGCGTCGTGCGCGGCCGGGAGCCACAAGGCGTCCAGCCGGTCCCACACGCCGGTGCCGATCAGGCTGGCGATGAGGCGGATCATCGCCCGCTGGCGGTCGGCCGAGGGCACCGCCGTCATCCGCGCCGCCAGCGCCGCGAGCGCCACCGAGGCCTCGGCCGCCGCTGTGCCCGCGCGCGCGACCAGGGCCTGCGCATAGAGGTCGAGGTCGAGCCAGTAGGGGTTGGATGCCCTCCAGCCCAACAGTAGATCGCCCGGCGCGGCCGGCGCCTCGGGCACCTGTGTCCTATCGGCAAGTTCCGGCATCACACACCTCGCTCAAGCGACTTCGGGCCAGACGATCGCGGCAAGGGCCGTATCATCGGACGCGGAAGCGGCCTCCTCGGCCAGGGCGGCCAGCAACGTCTGGCAGGCGACCACATGGGCCTTGCCATCGGCGCCCACGGCTTGGATCTGCACCGCGTCATGGTCGCGGAATGCCCAGGCGCCGGCCATGTCGCGGCACCAGAACGGGGTGGTCCAGCCGTCAGCCAGCCCCGGCAAGAGGGAGGCCGTCACCGAGCCCATCAGATTGATCTGGTCCGTCTCGTTGGACGGATAGGCGTGCAGGCTGCCCAACGCCGAGGACCGAAAGCCGCCCAGGATGGTGGCGGCGCAAGCCGCGTCCAGCTCGGCGACCTTGGCGGCCAGCAGATCGGTCGCCAAACGCTCGGGGGCACCGAAGGACCATCCTCCGTCCTCGGCTTGGAGCGCGGTGCTCCCAATCTGCGGAGGCGGGCCGTCAAGTGGCGTCAATGTGGCCACATACTCCGCGTGGTAGCGGTCCGAGATAGGTAAATCTGATGCGGGAATAAGCTCCACCACCACACCGCCCTGTATGCGCACGTATCCCATCATGGCCGCCCCCCTCAATACGTGATCTTGATGTAGCCCGAGGCGCCCGCGCCGCCCGGCGCCGAGCCCCCGAGGCCGCCGCCGCCGCCTTGGCCCAGCAAGCTGGCATAAGAGCCGCCGATGGGGCTGCTGTTGCTGTAGCCCGCACGGTCCGTGTAGCCCCCATTGGGGGGCGGACCACCTGGCGACATGACAAGGGTGGTGCCGATCTGGTAGGCGGGCTGAGCCTGCGAGCCGATCAGGCCGATAATGTTCGCCCCGGAGGTGGTGGCGTTTGGCTGGATGATGGTCTGGACGCCGCCGCCCGAGCCAATCCCGCCATACCCGCCGTTAGCGGTGACATAGGACCCGAAGGAGGACGCGCCGCCCGCGAAGCCGTTTTGGGCGCCGGCAGCCGCCGCCCCACCGCCCAAGCCTACGGTGATCGGGATGACTTGGCCTGGCGTGACAGCGTAGCGCCCCACGGCAAACGCCCCACCATTGCCGCCCGTCGCCGCCGCCCCGGTGACGCTGGTTCCGCCGCCGCCGCCGCCCGCGCCCAACACCTCGGCGGTGACGTAGAAAACACCTTGGGGCACCGTCCAGGACGTGCTGTTAGCGAACCACTGGTAGCCACCACGGCTGAACACGCTCGGGGTCAGGCTCAGGACCTGATACACCGTCCCGTCGTAAGCCGCCTCGACGATGCCAGGCACAAGTTGGTTGGCGATCATGTCCGAGCCGCCATACATCCGGAGCGGCAAGGCCGCGAAATCGTTGACCTTGAGAGTTGTGGCGCCCCCGTTGCTGACGTGGACGTGGAACCGAATGGGCGTCCCGAGCAGTTCGTCGAGGGTGGCCGGTGCGGGATCAAGCACCAGGGTGAGCGCGTTCGCCGTGCCACCCGCCACCACGTAATTCGGTCGCTGCGTCCGAATGGCTCTCAAGAGCTGCTGCACGTCCAACGTCGAGCCGGTGAAACCGGCCCGCTCGATGACGGCCATCAACTCCTCTTGTAGGTCGTTGAGCCAGTCGGCCGTGACCTCCGTGCCGGCGATGCCGGCGACGGCGTCCCGGCCGCGAAAGCCCCGGCGGCCGCCGCCGATGTCGATGGTCGATGATCCGGTGATGCGATCCATGGTCCAGGTCCGCGAGTTAAGCCGGCAGCACCAGCAGGGAGCCGAGCAGTCGGAGGGGATCGCCGTGGACCGTGACAGTCACCGGCGACGTGGCGTTGGCGTCGAGATAGGAGAACACCACCTCGGTGTGCGCCGGCTTGGCGCGGCGGATGTCGCACTCGATGTCGGAGAGCTCGAAGTCATAGAGCCGGTCGCCGGCGACGCTCTCGCCGGCCCGGAACACGTCCCACGCGCCCAGTGAGAGGATCACGCGCCACACATACTGCTCGGGCGAATTGACCAGTTCGTCGCCGGCGCGCAGCACGCCCACCTGGCTGACGTGGACCTCCTCGATCGTGATGGTGACGCCGCGCTTGGCGGCGAGCCCGACGAAATAGGCGATCGACTGCCCGCCCCGCGCCGTCCAGCGCTGATGCGCCAGCCGCTGGCGCGCGGGCACGTCCATGGACGAGACGTCGCGGCCGCAGGGGTCCGGCCCCAGCACGCGCTCGAAATCTTCCAGGCACAGCACCGCCGTGCGCGGATCGATCTCCTCCATCATCGCCTCGGCGGTGGCCTCGATGTCGGCCACCTCGTCGGCGATCGGCCGCAGCACGGCGGCCAGCACGCTGTCCCGGCCCGGCCAGATCCAGCCGGGCGGCAGCAGCGAGAGCACCTCGCGATGGGCGGCATCCGCGCTGCGGCTCATGACGCGGCCTGCCAGGTGAGCACGCCGGGCACAGGCAACTGGCGCAGGGTCGGCACGATGTCGCCGGCGGGCGCGATCAACTCGTGCCGATACTCACCGGATGCCGCCGAGATAGCCTCGGACAGGCGCGAGTGATAGAGCCGCTCGCCGATCCTCGCCTCTCGCGCGAAAAAGGCGGTAGCGGCGGCGGTGGCGGCATTGCGGACGGTGGCCTCATAGGGGTCGAGCCCCACCGTGACGTCGCAGGCCAGCAGTTCCACGGCGACCATGATGACCTCGGCCGTCACCGGCCGGAGCGCATCCAGATGGGCAGCCATGGCGTCCAGCTCGGCAGGGGTCGGCACGCGCGGGATCGCCGCCGAGCCCATGGCCACCACCACGCCGACCGTGCCGACGCCCACCCAATTGGGCAGGCAGCGAACGTGGCTGGCGGCGAAGCTGTTCTGGATCCAGCGCGGATAGTCGAATCCGGCGCCGCCGTGAGCGGGCTCGCGGATCTCCGCCAGCACGCGGGAGAGCAGCGAGGCTTGAGTCTCGATGGGTGCGCCGCCGGCGAGCCCGTCCGCGTCCACCGCCGCCTCCTGCGGCGTGAGGCCCGACACCGTGGTGATGAAGGACAGGCGAGTGCCGGCGGCGGCATTGCCGTCCGTGCCGGCGGCCAGCGCCCGCACGTCCACGCTCGCCGTTCCGGCGGCGCCGATGGTGACGGCGGTGACCACCTCATAGGTGACCGATCCAGCGCCCTGGAGCACGGCGCCGAGGGGCACGACCGTATCGGCCCGGCCGGCGACGGTGGCCCGGCCGATCGCCTTCGTGGCCGGGCGCTGCTGGATGCCCCAGATGTCGGCATGCCGCAGCAGGTATTCCACGTCGGCGGTGTCCACGAAATACTGGTCGCCCCACCAGCGCAAATGGAGATGTACCTGGTGCAGTTCCAGCGCCACGACGCGCAGGATGGTGGCCAGCATGCCCCGCGGCGAGCGGATAGCACGCGAGAGCGCGGCCGGATCGGCGTCCGGCCGGATGCGGAGCATCTCGCCTTCCATCCGCGCCTCAAGGCGCCGAAGGATCTCAGTGGGTGTGGGCAGCGGAAACGGCATCTCAGGCCACCGCCCGCGTGATGGTCAGCTCGCGCCCGTCCACCTGAACACGCGCGGCCAGTATGCCCCTGGCCTCCGGTCGCCATTGGGCCGCGATCACCGCCGGCACGCCGGTGTCGACCTCTACCCAGGCGTAGCCCTCCTTGAGCCACTCGGCGGCCATGAGCTGGGTGAGTTCGGTCTGTTTGGCGCGGTCCAGCAGCCAGAGTCGAACACCGATGCGCCCGCCGTTCGCGTCAAGCGCGTCGCCCACCCAGCCGCGCCGCTCGATGAAAGAGGACGGCGCGTTCAGTTCGGTGATGCCGGTGGGCAGTTCGTCATCGGCGCGCGCCCGGCGGTCACTGCCGAAGGTGACGAGCATGGGGGTGAGCGGCGTCTCGTCGAGTACGAGGTCGCCGTCCTCGCCCAGCACCAAATCGGCGCGGCGGGTGTCCGGGTCATAGCAGAAGGCGAGGTCGAGCCAGGAAGACATGGTTCGCAAGATGCCGCGCGCGCGCGGCGAGCGTCATGCCCCCACAAGGGGGTGAGACCGTTGTATGCTGTTCGTTCTTTCTGCCGGTGCGGAGGCGGCGGCCATGGACGACGACGCCCAGTTTTCAGTTGACGAGATAAACGCCCTTCTTAAGGGGGGCTCGGCGCGGCCGAACTTGAACTGGTGCGTTCGTTCTGTTCACCGTTGTTTTGGGCGGAGCACCATGGCGGCATTACACGTGTCCGAAATGGGTCCGTTTTTTATCTCGACACAGGCACACGGCTTTTTGCTGTGACCGCCGCGCATGTCATTAGCCAATGGAGGGAGGCCCGGAAGGCATCTCATGCCACCGACATGAAGATCGCCACCAATCGAGTGAGTTTTGGGATCGACATTGAGGAGCGATTGATCGATCTGGCTGACGACATCGACATCGCCACTTTTCGGATCGAACGTACGGAGGTGACGGACCGCCTTGGAAAAGTGGTTCTAACGGGCGCCCAGAAATCCTGGCCACCACCGCCTCCGCAGGTTGATCGATCCATCTATTACTGCGGCTTTCCAGGGATAGCGACCGAATATAATCCGGCGGCCGGAATCATCTTCCGGTCCTGTACGGGCGGTGGTTTGTCCACGAGCATCAGCGAGTTGGACATCTGCAACCAGCTCGAACGCGAGTGCATGTTCCCGACCGGGGGTAAGGGTATCCCGGCCGAGAATTTTGATTTTGGGGGGATCAGCGGGGGGGGCATGGTAGCAATGGTGAAAGGCCCTATCAGGTCCTGGATGCTCGCTGGTGTGATTTACCAGGGCCCTAACCCGAGCGGCGATCCTGATACGGCGATACTCGGACTGGAAGTGATCCGCGCACGGCGAGCTCACTTCATTCGGCCCGATGGCACGCTGGATAGAGATCAGTGGCTCTACGCCGGTGGGCCACGCAAGCTGATTGTTTAGACTCCAGCGCCCGGTTCGCTATCGACCACCGGAATGATCGAGCACGTTACGCCCGCCCCGCTCGCCGCGATGAAGTGCCCGCCGGCCGAGAGCTTCGCCCACCCCTGCCCGGCGGCGAAGCGCGAGCCGTCCGTCATGCGCCCGCGCACGTAATCCGGCGTCACCTCCAGCCTGTTGCCCTTGACCTCGCAGGTCACGGCCTTGCTGGAGACCGCCAGGATGCTGCCGTCCGCCTTGATATGCACCCGCGAGCCGTCGAGCGTGTAGAGCGCCACCTCGCCCTCGGCGAGATTGCCGAGGCGCATGGACGGCGCGCCCACCGGCAGCGCCACCAGGTCGCCCTGGTCGCCGCCCACCGCCAGCACGATACACACCCCGCCCTTCTCCGGCGGCCGCGAAGCGATGCCGAACGGCTGGAGCACCTCGACCTTGGCGCGGTCGTGGCCGGCGAACAGTGTCATGTCCGCCGTCTGGCTCTCCGCATTGTCGTTGGTGGCGCTGACCACGCCGCGGACGATCAGGCCACGGATCTGGTGCGCTGTCTCGCGATCCGGCATCACTTATCCTTTGCAGCGCCTTCGGGCTTGCCGGAGCCGTTCTTCCGGTTCTTCGTCCGCGCGCCCTCGGGCGCCGTGTCGTAGCTCTCCGGTCCCGTCAGGCGCAGCAACGTGGTGGCGCCGCTCTGGTCAAAGCCCATCTCGACGCCGGCGATCAGCATGTCGCGATTGAGGCCCTGGAAGCTGTCAGACACGAACACCAGTTCGTTCGGGCGCCATAGCCGGCCATTCGCCCCGCGAAAATCCTTCACCTTGTGCTCGATCTTGACCGACCGTGCCCGCGCGGTGCGCTCCATCCAGTCGGCCTGCCTCTGCGCGCCCTCGGCGGTAAGTTGGGTACGCGCCATAGCCACCACCGGACGATGTCGCTGCATGCTCGGGTGCTTGCGTTCGCCCTGGATGGTGATGCCGGCACGCTCATGGGCGTCCTGCTGCTGCACATAGTCGCCGCTGCTGCTCCCGGAGGGGGCTGCTGTACTGTCCAGATGCGGCGCTGGACGCCGGAGGCCAGCGGCCCGCTCCGCTTGCCCCTTCACATTGTATTGCGAGTGCTGCTCCTTGGTGGACCAGTTGCCGGAGGTCTCCACCACATTGCCGGGGAACACCAGGTCGCCGGGCCCGCGCTTCTTGCCGCTCCGCGTGAGCACCAACGCTCCGACGCCGTCCGAGGTGACCAGCAGCTCGCGCTGGCGGGCGAACTTCTCGATCGCACTCATGGCGCTTTCGCCTACGTCGATGGTGGCGCGTGGAAAAGAAGGCCCCGCATCGACGTCGAGCCGCACCTTCAGGCCGAACGGTTTGAGGATCGAGCTCGCCACCTGGTCGATCTTGCTGTCGAAAAACTCGCAGGGCCCGTCCACGGTCGCGGCGCTGTCGATCAGGTCTCCGGTCTTGTCCTTGCCGGAGACGGAGACGGACACCTGCCCCTCGCCGGCACGCGGCGAGATGCTCTCGATCCATCCGATCAGCACGGGCTCGCCGTCGATGCGAATTTCGCACGACAGCCCATCTTCCACGCGCGGCGCATAGGCGACCAGCGAGGCGAATGGAAAGGTCGGTGCCGAGCGGGTCGCATCCCGTAGCTCCAGCTGGAACGAGCCGGAAATCTCGGACAGATCCCGTGTGACGCGCACCGATGTCCACTCGACAAAGGGCGTGCCCTCGATGAGCAGGGTCACGCGCCGCGTCGTGCCAAGCGTGGTAGTGAGCGACGTGCCGAATGTCATGCCAGCACCTCGACGGGCTCGGGCGGAACGGCGCCTGGATGCCGCAGGCGGTTGCGCGTGACGATGTCGGTGAACATTGCCCCTACCAGGGACGGATTATCGCCGGCGAAGTGCTGGGCCAGCAGCCAGGCCGATACCGTGTCCGCCGGCGTGACCAGACGCACGCTCGGCAGCCGGCCCATCACCTCGTTGAGATCCCGCGCCAGGGCGGCGCGCAGTTCGCCCAGCGCGCCCAGCAGCGTCGCCACCGGCGCGGGCGCATCGTCGGCCAGGGCGATGGCGGCGGTCTCGGTGGCGTCGATTTCCACCACCAGCAGATCGCGCCAAGCGGCAGCGTCCTGACGACTCTCATAGGTGATATCGGCCGCCACCTCGACCGCATAGGCCAGCACCGCGGCGCCGGCGGCGAGGCGGGCGGCGGCGGCGGGCACGCCCACCGCGTCGGAGGCGCGGATCTCGCCGGCGATGGCCAGCAGCAGGGAGGCACCGGTCCGCGCCGTCAGCACCGGGACCGAAACGGACGCGCTGCCGCCGGCGCCTATGGCAGAGGGTGCGGCCCCGAGCGCAGCCTCGGCCACGGGCACCACCAGCGCGGTGAGCGCCGCCGCGATCACCGCCGCGTCCTCGGCCCCGCCGCCACCGGCGGCGGCCGTGTCCAGGTACGCCACGTTCAGCGCTACCGCATCGCCCACCACGGCATGAGCGAGCGAGCTACTCACCGCGCTGCTGGCCAGCGCGCCGACGGAGGTGACCAACGAGGTGGCGGCCGACCAGACGGCGACGCCCATGGTGGCGGCGCCCATCACGGCGGTGCACAGGCCCTGTGCGGCACTGACGAGGCTGGAGACCGAGCCCAGCAATGCCGAAAGGGTCGCGGCGATGACGCCGAGGTCTCCCGCCGGGACCAGCTTGAACGTCACTTCGAAGCGCACGCATCGCAGTTCGGCGACGTTGAAGCGGATCGAGGCGGCCCCCTCCGGCACGACGACGGTCATCTCGCCCAGCCAGGGATGCAGCAGCGTGCCGGGGCCGCGTGCCTGGAGCGCGGCTTGGAGCGACAGGGCGCTCTGGATGTAGTCGTCGCCGATGATGAGGCCGGCGACGCGGACCGAGCCGTCGTCCCGGCCGAGGTCCTCGACGCTGCGTCCGTCGACACCAGGGAAGTACGTGGCGACAATGCGGCGACCAACCTCGACCGAGGTGTCCGGCATGTGGAAGGTCAGACCGCGAAACGCCGCCGGCTTAAGCCCGGCCAGCAGGGCGCCGGGAGTGTTGAAGATACCCATCAGGCGCGCCCCAGCGTCGTGCCGCGATCGGTGACGAGGGCCACCAAGGGGTTGTCGCTCTGCACATTGGTGATGCGCGCGCCTTCGGTGGCCGAGACGATGATGTGACCTGTGACGGGCTCGTTCTGCAAGGTGGATTGCTTGCCGGGCAGGGGCGCGTAGCCGGAGCCGGGCGAGAAACCGCCGCCGGTGGGGTTGCCGAGGGCGTCCGTCTCGGGCATGCCCGATGCAGCGCCCGGCGCCGGCGGAGAGCCATCGCCGTTGAAGAACTTGGGCACGTCGGACCAGGACGGGAGCTTGGGAATGTGGGCGTTGATGTAGTCCACCACCGATTGCCAGAGGTTCTTGATCTCGGCGAACGCCTTCGTGGCCTCGTTCTTGAGCCCAGTCCACGCCTCGCCGACCTTCGCCAGAGCGGCAGAGAAGGCGCCGTTGCTCCAGCCGTCCACCCAGGAGGAAAAAGCGGTGAACACAGCTTTGATCTGCGTGACGTTGGTATCCCAAACGAACTTGAGAACAGCGCCGGCGCCCGACCAAACGGCCTGGAGCGCGCTCACCACGGTGTCGGCGGTACCGGATAGCGCCCCAGCCACTTTACCTGGCCAGGCGCGGATGTCGGTGCCGAGTTGCTGGTCGAGCCAACCGATGATGATGGCCCCGATGCGCTGGAGGATCGCGAGGATGCCGCTGCCGATGCTGCCGAGCCCGCTCACCATATCCGCAAAGGCCCCCTTCAGGCCGGACCAGTCGCCGCTGAACAGCGCTTTCACCACACGCACCGCCGCCCCGAAGGTGGAGACGATGGCGGTGCCCACGGCGCGGAACAGCGGCGCGAAATTCGCCCAGTCGTTGATGATGATGACTGCGATGCCAGCCAGCGCTGCGGCGAGCAGGCCGATGGGCGTGAGCAGGACGCCGGCCAGACCGGCCGCAAGGAAGCTGATAGACGTGAACAGAGCGCCAACCACGGTGGCGAGGACGCCGACCACGGCGGTGAGAACGCCGAAGCCGCCGGAGATAATCGTGAACACGGGACCGAGCAGGCCCAAGGCCGCCACAAGGACGAGAAAACCGCCGCCGATCATGAGCACGTTGTCGATCAGGCCGGGGAATGCCTTGTCGACCTCAACCGTCCAGCCGAGCACGGCCATGAGCCCCTTGTTGATCCATGGCAAGTTCTTCGCGAAGGCAAGGCCGATACGTGTACCGAACTGGGTCGCGATCTCCGTGAACAAGAAGATCTGGGTGGAGAGGCCGGCCATCTGGGTGTTGAAATCCTTGGTGATCACGTCCAAACCGCTGCCCGCTATCTCCTTCTTGAACTCCTTGTATTTCTCGATATTCGCCAGCATAGGCAGCAGAAAATCGAGTACCTGCGTGTCGCCGAACACCTTGCCGAGTTTTTCGGCTCCGCCGATTTTCTTGATCTGCTCAGCAGCGGCCTTCGCTGCCTCGGCGTCGCTCTTGCCGGCCGCCTTATGAGAATTGTAGAATGAGAGCATCTGCTTATCGCTCACCCCTGTGAGCTTCGCGACCTGCTCGATTGCTGTCTCGACGGGGTTGAGGCCCTTGGCGGCGGCGTCCTTCATCACGCCGGTAATGTCCACGCCCATATTCCCGAAGTTCTTGATCGTCTCGGGAGATAGCAGCGTGCTCAGGAAATTCTTGAAATTGCTCGCAGCCGTCGACGTGCTGTCGGTGCCGAACATGGCCACCTGGAGCGAGGCTCCGATGGTCTCGACGGCTTCCATGCCTTTCATACCGAATTTTCCAAATTGCGCGCTCAGCTCAGGCAGTTCGCGCGCCATGTCCTTGAACCCGAACCCGCCGAGCTTGCCGGCGGCGACGAGCTTCGCCATAGCAAGCTCCATGTCGGCGGAGCTGATCTGCAGCGAATTGTTCAAGGCGAAGGCCACCTTTGCAACGTCCGCGGGCACGGTATTCGACGCCTTGCTCACCCGCATCAGGGCCGGCAGGAGCGCGTCCACCTGCTTTTCATCCATGCCGGCCGCGATCAGAGAGCCCGCAGCTTTGGCGATGTCCAGCGAGGCGATGCCCGTTTTTAGCGCCAGGTCCTGGTAGCTTTTACCGAGTTCGGCGATGCGGGTCTCGGCGGCCTGTCCGAACAGGCCGGCCGTGACAGCGCTGTCGCGCAGCACCTGGTCGAAGGCGGCCGCGCTCTGGACCGGCCCGGCGAAGTCAATGGCGGCCACGGCGAGGCCGAGCGCTCCGACCTTCTGGGAGAACGCGGCGAGGCTGGAAAACTGGCCTTGCAGAGCCTTGAGCGGTGCCGTGACGCGATCCACCAGACGCACAAGAATGGAGACGTCCAGGGAGTTGCTCATGTCGCCTCACGGCACTTCTGTTGATAGGCGGCGAGGGCATTCCACCACCACTTTGCGCGGTCGACGGTCATGCCCTCGATCTCTTTTTCGGAGAAGCCGGTGTTGGCGGCGATGCCGCCCAGGATCACTCCTGGGTTGTCGGGCCATTCCCGAAAAAACCCTCGACGATCTTGCTGGCCCCCGCGATGTCTTCTGCGTCCATCTGGTCGAACAGATGGCTCATGACGGCTTCGCGGATGCGCGTGGAACGGGCCAGCATCGCCACCGGCTGACTGTCTTTCGCGGCGCTGGTGATGGCGCGGATGTCGGCACCACGCAGGCGGTGAAAGGTCATCTCGGAATAGCTGTCCTCGCGCTCGATGCCGTCCTTCTTCACGCGCACGGACACTGGCTCGATGAGGGTGAGTGTCACGCTGCCGTCCGCGTTGCGCGTTGCGCGCTTCGGCAGGCCGCCCGCCAGCTCGGCATCCTCGTCGACCACCGCGCCGGTGCCGTCCTCGATGACGATGGTCCCCTTGGACGCCGCCAGCCTCTCGTCATCCATGTTGATCACAACGCTATCGCCGCTCATGACATGATTTCCTCATAGGTGCCGATGGTCCATTTCAGCTCCAGCAACTCGCCGCCGGTAATCTCCGGCGGGCCGTCGGTCAGAAAGGCGTCCGGGCAGACGTAGGTCTGGCCGGTGTCGCACTGGAGCTGAAGCTCGCCTTCGCCATCGCCGTAGACGGAGGCGAAGGACTGGCCCTTCTCCAACGCCGTCTTGGCCGTCACCTCGCCGGCGACGAACTCACGCGCGCGAGCCGCCTTGGCGCCATAAGTGAGCGGGTTGTTCTTGTAACCGGGGAGCTTGAACTTCGCCCCCTTCTCGACGGGAATGCGGCGCCCCTGCCACACGATGTCGATCACGCCGACAGCCTGCGTCATGTGATGTCTCCTTTAGCCGGCGGCCGCGTCAGGCCAGAAATTCCAGGGAGCCCGCCAGCACGATCAGATTGCCGATGATGCGGATGGGCTGACGGGCGTTGAGGCGGTTGCGGTCACCCTGCGCGTCGCGTTCGAACACGCTGAGCGCGGTGGTTTCGGTGGTGCCTTCGATCCAGCCCCACTCCTCATACTTGCGGCAGCGCGCCCCCCAGGTGCCCTGCATGCGGCGCGGCGTTACGACCACGCCGGACTGGTCGGCCTGCGCGGCAATGCTGTCGTCGTCGGACAGCTTGGAGCGCGGATAGAGGGTGGTGACGTAGGCAGCCCAGTCGTAGCGGATGCGCGACAGGGTCTTGGGCACCATGATGTCCAGCCAGGCGCGATCGGCCACGCCAAGCGAGGTCGCCTTGTAGGTGGTGACGAGGCGGTCGATGGTGACCGTCCCGTCCGTCAACGTATTGAAGGTGGAGATGCCGCCCTTGAGCAGCAGATCCTGCTCGGCATCCGAGAACTGGTCGGCCTCGGCCGGGGCGGCGACGCCGGTGAGGGTCAGGCCGCGCAACTGGCGGGCCGGATCGTTGGCGAGCTGGAAGGCGGAGAGGCCGGCGGCGCTCGCGGCCCACACCCACGGCGGCGAGGCGGAGCCCTGCGTGCCGATGATGGAGAGGTGCGGCGAGTTGGTGAGGGCGCCCTTGGTGGTGAGCTGACCGAACGTGCCGCGCGAGCCGACGTAGCCGTGTGCATCCTTCTTGCCCATGGCCTGGAAGCGCAGGGCGAAGTCCTCGGCGAGCGCGGCCAGCGTGGTCGCGTCGTCCCAGGGTACGACGATGTCGGTCCACCACTGCGCGGCGATCACGTCCAGCACGTCCGTGATGTCTGGGTTGTTGGCTCCGCCGCTCATGGCGGCGATAGTGGCCGTCAATCCGGTGGGGATGCTGTCGCCCTCACGCATGGCGACCTTGAGGCTGTAACCATTGCCCACCTCGCCCTTATGTCGCGAGGTGAGCGTCACGACGCCCGTATTCGCGGCGGCGGTGACAGGCAGCGTGGTTACGGCGTTGATGGCCGCTGCCGCCGCTGTGGCCACCACCGCAGCGGTGGCGCCGGAAGCGACGGCCAGCTTGATGCGCTCGTTGCCGACGTAAAGCGGCAGCGGCCCGGCCGTCGTCGCGGTGCCGGCGAAGGTGTAGGTGCCGACGGCAGCGATGCCGGTGGCGTCATCCGGGACGCCAATGGCATAGACGTCGCTGGTCCGGTTCACCTTCTTGTAGGCGGCCACCATGTCCTCGCCCACCGAGCCGGTGCCGAACAGGGTCGTGCCCTGCTCGGGCCGAGTGATGCGGTGGATGGTGAGCGGCAAGGCAATGCCGCCCGTCTGCTGCACGACCAGCAGCGTCCGGGCAGGATAGGGCACCGCGCCGGCCTGGTCATAGATTGCCTTGGCCTCGACATAGGTGCCGGGCTTCAGCCAGTCATAGGGGATTTCGTCGAATGAGATGGTCATGGGTCAGCCTCGGTCAGCGGCTCGCGCGGCGCTTGCTGGCGCTGGCGGTCTCGGGTTCGGTGGGGGTCTCGCCGGCGGCACCGTCAGCGGCCTCGGCGGGAGGCTCGGCGGCCACCAGGTCGCCGGCCTTCAGCCGCCGGCGCACATAGGCGTCGCTCTCCGTCCAGTCGCCAACGACCGGCCAGGACGAGCCGTCGAGACGCGGCACGGTCAGGCCCTCCGCGGGCTTGAGATAGATGTTGCTCATCAGGGGGCTCCCAGCAGGATGGTATCGGTGAAGGTGGCGCCGTCCGCGACGACATAGGTGGCGATCAGCCCAGCGAAGTCCGGGGCATCCGCGAGGGTGTCGAATGGCGCGCCGAGCGCGCCGGGGCCGATCTCGATGTCGACGACGCCGAGGGCGACGACCATGTCGCTGTAGCCATCGACGTAGGTCTGGTCGGCCGTCGCGACGCTGATCGTGCCGATGCCCGGCAGCGTCTTGCCCTGGAGCACGCAGACGGCGGTGGCCATGGCCGGATAGAGGCCGGGGCCGAGCGCATCACCGAGAAATCGGCCGGGCCGGTCGGAGTTTTTGACAGCGATGGTGAGGCGCATCTTGTGGTGGCCGCGCGCCTGCCGCCCGCTGCTCTTGCCCATCTCAAACCCCGTCCAGCCGAAGCCGACCCAGGGCGTATGCCCCATGAGCATCTCGAACTCAGTGAGCGTCAGTTCGGACGGCACCAACTCGAACTGCCAGTTCGGCATGAACGGCCGTAAGACCGCCTGGACAGCCGTGCTCACTTCGGTGATGGGATCGACGTCGGCCATCATAGCCCCCCGTTCGGGGTGGCGCAGAAAACGGCCGGTCGGGCGCGGGCGCCGCTGGCGCTGGACGCGATGCCAGCGAGGTCCATCTTGCCGGCGGCGACAGCCTCAAGCCGGGCCATCCCCTCCGGGTCCGCCAGCGGTGCGCGGCCCGCCTCGGTCCATTCGACCATGCGCCAGATGGCCCCTCCCACTGCCTCAAACGCGGCGATCCAGCCGCGTTCCGGGGACGGTTCGCCCGCCGGCGCGGCGAGGTCGGTGGCGTAATTTTCGTCGATCGGCAGCTTCGCGGCGGCGGTCACGGATGCGGCGATGACGGTGGTCGCATCGGCCAGCGTGTGGGGGCCTCGGCCATCCACGCCACTGAACGTGCCGGCCGGCACCAGGTTGACCCGTTCGGGCACCAGGGTGTCGGCGGCGAATGCCGGAGAGAGGTGGGCGTCATGTCGAGCCATGCCCGGCACACTGCCGGATTGCACGCGGACGCATCATGCCCCCGGCTGGGGGTGGCAATTTCGAAAAAGGGGGGCGATTGAGAATGCCGTGGGGCGCCACTCGCGCCTCATCGGGTATCACCGCCGCTGCCGGAGGGCAATCGGGCCTCAGGGGTGCCTCTTAGCCCTCTTAGTCGCCTCTTACAGGTCGACGGATCGGCTCAGCGCGCCGAGCACCAACTCCTCGATGTGCCGGGCGCCCTCGCCCGCGAGGCCGTTGAAAGGGCGCACCGGAATGGTCACGCTGTCGGCCCGCACCGGGCCCGTGACGAAGCGGAGGCGCAGGTGCGGCGCATGCATCGGCTCGATGGTGGCACCGAGCTGGTAGACGGCGTCGAAGATCTTGTTGGTGGCCACCTCGACGCTGCCGTGTGCAGCACGCTGGGTGAAGGAGCCTATGAGGCCGCCGCGCATGGCGCGAGCCGGGGTAGACTTCCTGCCAGCAAGGGACGGCCGCAGGCGTCTCCGCCGCGGTCTGCTGGGTGTAGAGGCCAGCGGAATAAGCCATGCTACGGTAGGTCTGATCGACGACGCGCTCACCAGCTCGGCGAGCCGGTGTGCACCCAGCCATGCCTGGCGACGATCCGGTCGAAGCACCGGCGGAACTCCTACCGGCAGGTGCCCCGCTCCAGCGCTTTGGCCATGGCCTCGGCGGCCAGATGCTGCCGGTCCACCGTCTCTTTGGCCTTCTTGGCATCCTGCACATGACGATCCGGAGTGGAGCGGGACGGCACTGGAGAGCATCCACGCACGAGCGGCGCACCACCTCAATCACTCGGTAGGACGGGGCGACGACGGCGATCCCGCGGGATCGTCCAGGCCGAGCCCCGCAAGGGTCGCCCATCTCTGTTTACGGAGAGCGGACGGCAGATCCTTTACCGCCCGCCGGATACGCTGCGCGAGGTAGTCCGGATCTGCCTCGATCACACCACGGTCGATACCCTGCCGGTTCGTCGCCAGCAATTCGACCAGGACGCGGCACGGAGGCTCATGCCCTCTGCAGCCGCGAAGTGTTCAAGAATAACGCGGTGCCAGTCGCGCGCCGCTCGCGGCCAAGTTCATCGTCCCCCCTCCGCACGCAACTGGTTCTGCAACATCATGTCGGCGGTGCGCGCGACGCTCCCCAGCAGCTTCTCCATGCCGCGCGTGGCCTCGGCCGCGACCGCGGTGGAGCGCTCCACCTCTCCAAGGCGCATACCCAGCTGTTCGATGTCCTTTCGGCTAGGCAGTTGTTCGGTCACCGCCTCGAGGCGGGACAAGCGCGCGTCCGTGTTGGTCCGCCGCTGCTCGACCTTGGCGGAAAGCTCGGAGACCGCATCCTTCAGCGCCTTGGTCTGCTCGGCGTGCTCGGCTTTGGTGGGAAAACGCTGCTGCAGGTAGAGCATGCCCGCGCCGACTAGAAAGGGCGCAATGGCGCCCATGATCCACACCCAATCCTTGATGCCCTGAATGATCTCACCCGCCATCATCAACCCCGACTGTGATTTCGCTCGGCGAGCGACTGATATTCCAAGTACCTGGTCGCCCAGGGAACGACCCGGCGGCGTGCCGCCTGGATCGGCTCACCGCAGTCCTGGCATGCATCAAGGCCCTCGCCCCTCGTCTGCACACGGCGCCAGCGATTTTTTCGTGACGAAGCCGCTCGTCGGGCGGCCTGCGCATTTTCGAACGATGCGCTCACAGCCCGCCCTTTCTCAGGTCACTGTGCCAAGACAGGAGACGACGGCCGCAGTGGCGCAACGCGGCCTGCTCGCGCCGGTCCTCCTTCCATGCATGCTCGACCTCGCCGGCCGAGAGAGAGCGGTCGGGCACCACGGCACCGGAGCCGTCAAAACAGGTGGCGAGATCCGGCGGCAAGGGCGGCAGGTTGCCCTTGAGCGGCGCTCGGCTAATGGACGTTCCGCACGCGGCCAGCGGCAGCGCGAGACAGACAAGCAGCAGTATTCGCAGAGGTCGCATCCACGCGGCTCCGGTTTTCGTTGTCGGCGCGGGTGTCAGCCGCTAGGCGCTTGGTGTGAGCCTCGGCGGCGGCTGTGAGGGTATCGAAGCGGTTCGCGAGGGCCTGGTTCTCGGCTTCGAGCCTGCGTGTCACGCATTGGTTGCGCGCGCTGGCGCCGCCCTCCCAATGGCCGCTTGTGTAGCCGATGCCAAAGGCGGCGGCGATCGCGAGCAGCGCGGTAGGATTGAGCAGCGCGAGCAAGCCGGCCATCAGGCGTGCTCGCCGCTGATCTGCTGCGCGACACGGCGGCGGATGACGTCACCGAACAGGCGCCAGACTAGGAACCCGCCGAGGATGGCTGCGATCCACCAGGAACTGGTAAGCCAAGCCGCGAGATCGCGGCCGGCATCCACGAGAGGCCGCACCGCGCTCACCTGGCCGATCGCCGCCTTGGTCTCGTCCAACATGCCGAGGTTTTCCGCACCGCCCCCTACGCCCAGGGCCGTGAGCAGGAAGCCCACGCCACGCCCTCGATCGGCTGTGGCAACTGTGCTGGAGCCGGATGCCCGCAAATCCGCTGCCGTGGTGGCGGCGCGCTCGACGGAGGGCACCCGGGGCTGGGCGGCGGCGAGCGCGGACCGGAGGGCGTCATCATAGTCGCCAGAGACTGGCAGTCCCTCATGCGCCTGGAAGGCCGAGACTGTGCCGATCATCTTCGTACCCCACGTTCCATCCACATTGCCGACCTCGGGATAGCCGAGGTCGACGAGGCGCCTCTGTATCGCTTCGACCTCGAATTTCGCGAGCGACTGGTAAAGCTTGGGAGACGGCAGCGCCGCGCCCCCCGCGAGCGTCCGTTCCCAGCGTCGGAAGGCGGCGGCGAGCTTGGCATCGTAGGCATTGGCCTTGTAGCCGGAACCGTTGTAGCCGAGGGCAAAGCCGGCCCAATCGCGGGCGGCGAGCTTCACGCCGAGGCGCTTGCGCGTGATCTCGGCCGCCATCATGCGCAACTGGCCGGCCACGCCCTCGACCGTCATGGCGTTGAGCATGCCGGTGGCCGAGGGATAGCCCAGTTCTTCGGCGAGAAAGCCCATGGTCTGACCGAGGCCCCAGGAGCACGAGCGGTTTGCACAGTCCTCATCGATGGCGCGAGCCTGCGCCAGGACTGCCAGACGCCCGGCAGAGGCTCCCTGGTCCTTGTACTGTGTTGACCGCGACCACTTCGGGATGGCGAGCCCTGCCTTGACGGCGGCGGCGAGCTTGCCCGGGGCACGGGCCTTCAGCTCCCGATGGAAGACGTGACGCTCGAACAGCAGGCACGGCGTACGGCCGTCCTGCTCGAACGGCTTGCCGCCGCTTTCCACCTCGACCACGGCGCAGAACGCGGGCAGGTCGATGCCGGCATGCGCCGCGACCGAGCGCGCGGCCGAAATGATGTCATTGGAGAGCATGTCCGCCCCTTGCGCCGGTCACCAGCAACCGTGGGGCAGAATGGCGATTGCGAGGGCGTTCCATCATGCCCCCGGCTGGGGGCTAGCGCCGCTCGAACATGTCGAGCTGGCAACCTGTCATCGCATGCGCATTGAGGATACGCCAGACGGTGTTTTCCGAACACCCGACCTTACGAGCGATCTCGGCATATGACAGACCTCGCGAACGATAGACAAGTACCCGCCATTCGCGCGCGACGGGAACCTTGAAATACTCGCGACCGCAAGCCTCGACCAGTTTGGCGGCGCCCTCAAGGCCCATGATCGCCTTAAGGCCGCCCAGACCCACGTCCGTGCTCGACACAAAGAGCCGCGTGCCGCCCCGCTGCTCGATGAGTTCCAGCGCCGCTTCCGGGCCGACGATTGCGACGAGCCTTGCAACTTCGTCAGTGGGGGGCGGAAGCTTGCTCATCGCAGCACCAGCCCGCGCGCCGTATAGGTGCCGCTGATCGACAAGGCGCTATTCCGCTTGCGCCAGACGACGCGCGCGGTGTGGGTGCCGTCGCCGCTGCGATGGAGCTGTGCACGGGTGACCTCCATGCCATTTGCCTGCCACATGGCATGCTGCTGCCGCAGCTCCGCATGCGCGGCGAGCAGCGCTTCGAATGGGATGGTGCGGGTCTGGCGGCGGGCCATCATCACGTCTCCAACTTTTTGCACCAGCGCACCGGGCACTAGGTGCGGGGCATCCAGATCCAGGGCTAGCTGCCTCGTGGCGCGCTCAGTGGTGCGCGCGGCTGCCGCCCTCCGGTGGGCGGTGCAAGGGTCCACCTCCGCTCGCAGTTGCCGGTGCAGCATCTCCCGCAGCGCCTTCAGATCGGCCCCGGTGGAGCGGCCTTGCCGGCACTTGCGCGTGATACGATCTGGGATTTTCTGGCGCGATGGCATGGCCTACGTTCTCCGCTCGCGGGCCTTGCGGAGCCGCCGGCCAAGTTCGCCGGACAGCCTGTCGAGATCTCGGTCCGTGATGCCGTCGAGCGCGAGGCGGGCGGGGAACGGCCCATGATCGCCGGAGGCCTCCAGGCGGCGGATCTGCGCGCGGATGATCTCCAGCTTGCGCCAGCGCATGAGAGACAGCGAAGCGGCGCTTAAGAGGCTCTTGTCAGCATCCCAGGCGACACCGGCCTCGCGGGCGATCCAGGACTTGAGCGCCTCGATCACGCGCGCCGCGTCGGTGCCTTCGCGCACCCAGTTGAGATGCGCGATGCCCGTCTGGCGCGTCACGAACGCCACTAGCGCGCGGTCCGTCCTGTCATTGGCCAGGCCGAGATTGTAGACGGCGATCCAGAGGGCGCGGCAGACACCGGCGTAGCTGCCCTCCAGCCGCAGGGCGCCGGACGCCGCCGGTGCTCCCTGGTCGGCTGGTGTCACGGGATTGGTCCAAACCTTGAAACGTTCGATCACGCTCCCGGCCTCGCCGGCGGAGAGCTGCTTGGCGGAGCGCTTTCCCGTGACCGCTTCCAGCACGTGGCGATAGCTGTCCTCATCCAGGCCGAGACGAGCCTTCGCAGCGTGGATGGCGCTGATTTGCTGAGCGGTAGCGGGGATCATGCGCCCTCCGCACAGATGCGGACCTCTTGCCCCAGATCACCGAGCGTGGCCTGAAGTGCGGCAACAACCAGCGCTTGGGCCTCGATCTTCTGTACGATCGCCGAGATGGTCGCGTGGTCCTCCCCCCCGAAGGCCTGCGCGATGACGCCAGCGGCGTCGCTGGGCACGGTATGCCCGATGCGGATGGCCCCGGTGTGGTTGGAGGTGACGAAGAAGGTCATGCTCACCTCCCTCAAGCCGACGCTAGGTCGATGGTGATGGGCTCCCAGCGGCCGCGCGGATCGGCGCGCCGGTAGAAGCGGCAATATTCCTTGGAACCGATCACACGGATGGCATCGCCGAGGGCTTCCATGGCCGCCGGCCAGGGCTCGCGCTCGATCTTGAGACGCCGCAGCGCGAACAGGGCGGCGGTGTTGATCTTGCCTTCCTTGTCCACCTGGAAGGCGTGCTGCACCAGCTCCAGCAGCTCGGCGGCGGCGCCGCCCGACCAGTCGGAGATGCACTGGTCCACCAGCTCCTTCGCGGCCCGCAACTGCGGGCCGAAGGTGAGCTGGTCCTGCACCTGGATGACCACCTTGAAGCAGCCGTCGTAGCTGGACAGGGTGACGTTGCCCTTCACCCCGCCGCGCTTGGCGCCATACTTCTCGGCGATCAGCTCCACGCACGCGGTGACGTCGTCGAAGGTGTGGCCGCGAAAGCGGCTGATCTGCGCCGAGAGGTCCTCGGCATACTGGACGATCTTGCGGACGGTCTGGTCCTCCAGGACGTCCTCGGGCCGCACCAGGTCGAGCGGCACCAAATGCCCCTTGCCGTCCCGCATATAGGCGGTGCCGCCCATCTCGACGACGCCGGCCTCGGCCGGCCGCGCCTCAAGCTGCTGATCCATCGGTAAGCTCCTGTTCTGTGATGGTGACGTAGCCGGCCGCCGCGAGCGCCTCGGCCAGGGTGTCGGCGGCGGACCACATCTCATCGATGGCCGCGTCTTCCTCGGCCATGGTGTTGGCCGTGAGGTGCTCGGAACGAGCCTGCGCGAACGCGACGGCGGCTTCCGCGCAGGTGTTGAGCGCGAGCACGGCGCGGGCGAGCGCCATGATCTCGTCGGTGGGGATGCCGATGGCGACGCGGCGGGGCAGCCGCGCGGCATCCATCTGCCGCGCGATCTCGACGGCGCGGGCAATGTCGGGGCGGGCCTCGGCGCTCATGCCGCGTCTCCCCCGGTGCTCGTTCTGCCGGCCCGGTCACGGCCGGCGGCCGGGAACAGCACCACGTTGCAGCCGGGGATCGGCATGGCCGCCGCCGCGCGGCCGGCGCGCAGCGCGGCGATGGGGTCGAGGTCGCGGGCGATGGCCTCGTATTCGTCGGCCTGCCGGGCCGCGCGCTCCAGCTCGGCCGCGCGATCGGCCAACTCGTTGAGCACGCCGACGATGGCCTGGACGGCCACCGGGCCGATGGTCATGCCGGCCTTGCCGTACCGGCCGAACTCGTCGCGCAGCGCGGCCACGGCGGCGCTGAGAGGGGGGTGTTGCGTCATGGCCATCTCCTTCACGCCGCGTTGTCGAGCTGGACGGACGAGAGCTGCGCCCACGCCTGGCGGATATGCTTGGCGCTCAGCGGCTCCTGCGCGCCGCCGGCGAGCATGCACGCCAGCCGCATCGTCTTGGTCAGGCTGCGCAGGGCGCCCGGCTTGCGGGCGATCTGCTTGAGCAGCTCGGCCTCCTTGCTGTCGGCGTCGATGCCCCATGCCTTGACGATGGCGCAGACGTCCTTCGCGCGGGGCTTGGGCTGGGTGATGCGCATGCCGACGCGGGAATAGAGCTGGGCGAACTGCGCGCCGCGCCCCTCGCCGCCCTGGAGCCGCGACAGCACGCTTTCGTTGCCCGACACCACCACGCCGCAGGCGGCGAGGTCGTGGATGGTGCGCAACTGGTCAAGGGCGGGGCTGCCCAGGTGCTGGGCTTCGTCGATCACGATGAGCGCGCCCGAATTGCGCAGGCGCGAGACGATGGCGCGGGAAAGCTTGTTGCTGGACCGCTCGATGACGCCCATGGCCTCGGCGATGGCGGCGAGCATGTTGTTGGGCGAGGACAGGCAAGGCTCGCCCGTCACCACATGCACGTTGGGCGCGCGCCGCTGATATTCCTGGATGGTGGTGGTCTTGCCGATGCCGGCGCCGCCGACGATCACCCCAAAATCGGGCGCCACCTGCGCGAAGCTCAGGATGTTGGTGATGGCTTCGGACGTCGGCGTGGCGAGATAGCCCGGCGCCACCGGCAGGGTGGCGCGGGTGCGCTTGCGCTCGCGGCGGGTTTCCAGCCAGCGCGACACCTTCTCGCCGATGCCGACGTTGTTGCCCTGGTAGGTGTCGCCCATCCACGGGGTGAAGGTGCCGTAGGCGATGCCGGCCTCCTTGGCGATGTCGGCCTGTGTCAGGCCTTCCTCGCCCATGAGCAGCCGCACCTCGGTGCGCAGCGCGTCGAGAGCCTCTTTCGCCGTGGTTTCCGGATTATGCGCGTTCATGTACTTTCCTCGTGTGTGTGTGTGTGCAGTTGACGGGGTGGATGGGGATCAGCCGTCCGCCCCGTCGTTGTCCCGGACCACGCGGAGCTGGCGCATCGCGCGTCCGAAATCGGCGAGCACGGAATCCTGGTCGTGCTCCATGTCGGGATCGGCCCTGAGAGCCGCGTTGCCGGCCGTGCCGAACACCGGGCGCACCACCTTCGTCTCCGGCGCCTCGGGCGCCTCGACGGTCGGCATCAGCGCCGCGAGGTCATCCAGCGACAGCTTGCGTTCGGCCTTCGCCATCGCCTTCGCCGCCTTGAGGAAGTCGTTGCGGGCGCGGGCATGGACGCGGGCGGCGGCGCTGTCGAAGAAGCCGGTGCGCTCGACGCACTGAGCGGCGGCGATGTAGGCGCCATCCGGCCGGTAGAGGTGCACGCTCTCGTGCAGGGCGTCGGGATCGAAGCGGGCGACCACCTTGCGGCCAAGGTGCTCTAGCAGCGCCTCGCACCAGTAGCGGTTGCCGTAGAGATGCACCGAGCCATCCGGCCGGCGGGCCGTGGTCAGCTCAGAGGCCAGCAGCCAGCGGCGCTGCTGCTCCGGCGTCGCCTGACGGATGGGCGATTGCTGGTAGGAGACGGCGAACGCTTCGGCGAAGGACAGGCGCCCGGCGCAGGCGTCGGTGCGGCGGCCGGCGCGGGTGTTGTGCTCGGCGATGCCTTCGGACACCACGGCCAAGAAGCTCTCCAGCGGGATCGCCTTGCTGGCGTAATTCTCGGGCTTGGCCGCGACCGTGTTGCCGGTCCAGGCCCCGACGAAGCGGGGATCGCGGGCGATGTTCTGCGCGAAATCCCGCCACGCCCGCTCGATGGGCTTGGCCTGGCCGTGATAGGGCGTGGCCCAATGCACCTGGCAGCCCAGCTCGGGCAGCAGGCCGACCGGATCTTCATCCCGCACCTTGAAGCGATACCGGGTCTCCGTGCCGCCGGTGAGCCATTTGCTGGCGAAGTTCCGGCCGTTGTCGAACAGGCAGTGGTCCGGGATGCCGTAGGTCTCGACGATGTCGCCGAAGGCGAGCCGGACCGCCTCCTTGTTCTCTGAGCGGTCCACCCGCCACGAGAGGATCATGCCGGAGAACAAGTCCTGGAAGCCGACCATGCACGGGCGGCCGATCTCGCCATCAGGCCAGCGCACGAACACGTCCCACTTGTGCCCGTCCGCATTGACGGCCTCCAGGGCATGCAGCGCCGTGCGGTCGCGCTGCTGGGCCGGATAGAGCCTCTTGAGAGCCTCTGGACCCTCGCGAAAAAAGGTCCGCGTGGTCTGGTCGATGGTCGCAAGCCGCCGTTCCAGCGTCTTGCAGGACGGGATGGTCCAGCCCTGCGCCTTCGCCACGCCCTGGAGCTGCCGGTAGCAATGTGCGGCGGTGGGCTTGGATTGCGTGAGCCACGCGGCCTTGATCCATTCCCAGGCGGCGGGGTCGCATTCAGCCTGCGCCTGGCCGCCGGCATGCCGGGGCGCCAGGAAGGCCAGCCAGTTTTGGCGCTCGATGCCAGCCACCTCGCCGGCCCAATTATAGAGGGTGCGCAGGGTGACCCTAATCTGGCTGGCGATGAGCACCATCGCGTCGTCGCGCTTGGTGCCCGCCATGGTGAGGGCATCCACCGCCAGCAGGGCCTCCAGCTTCGAACGGGCCTTCTGCTTCTTGTTTTCCGGCAGTTTTTCGAACCACGCCCACCGCTCCTCGCGGGAGAGCGTCGCCTTGGCGGCGGCGCGCTCGGCGCGCGCGTCGCGCCCCTCGGCGCGCTGCTGGCGCAGCACCAGGATGGTACGGGCGGCCAGCGGCAGGAGGTCGTAGCGATATTCGTAGCCGCCGCCGCGACCCTCGCGCCGGCGCCATACGCCGAGCGGATTGGCCGGATATTCTCGGCTGGGCTGGCGCCAGTTCTCGCGATCAGCCCTGCGTGCGATGGCTTCCCGCGTTGTCGGAAACTCCGGCAAGGCGAGCGCGGCAAGCTCGTCGGGCGTCCACCATTCCTTCAACGTAGCACCCCGTTTTTCTTGAGTTGGTGGCGGGTGGCATCGATCTCGCGGTCGATGCGGGCGCGCTGTTCCATGCGCTTGGCCGTCTCGATGGCCGGCAAGTAGCGGCGCTCGATCACGGACCAGCCGAACATCAGTGCGGCGGGCGAGCGGGTGCGCCGCTTCATCCGAGCCTCGCGAGCGCCGCGATGGCGCCGAACGCCACCAGCAGAAAAAGCAGGCCCGCCATGCCGAGCATGAAGGCCGCCGCCTGGAGGCGCACTTCGCGCAGACGCGCGGCGCCCGCCTGGATGGGATGGCGGGGGGCGGGCATCACGCGGCATCCCGCTGGCTAACGGCGCCGATATGGGACAGGAAGCGCTGCTGGACGCGCGGCGGCGCGTCCTCCCAAGCCTTGAGCAGCCGCGCCCAGGCGGCGTCGTCCGGGCTGGGAGCCGGTGTGGGGCGGACCCCGCGCAGGCGGTCAGTGGCGGCCTGGACCGAGCGCGGCGCGCCATCGCCGCCGGACAGGATGAGGTCCACCGCCTTCGCCTGCTCGTCGGGCGAGAGCCGCACCAGCGCGTCCAACTCGCTGCCCTTGTCCGCCAGCCTGGTGCCGGAGATCCGCTTGCGCACCGCAGGGTCGATGACCGCGCGGGCGATCATGCGCTGGAGCGTGCGCTCGCTGACGCCGAGCTTCTCGCAGGCGTCGGCCGAGAAGCGGGGGGCCAAGTCGCCAAAAATGGCGACTTGCTCCGCCGGCCGCGCGCCGCCGTGCTTCGTGGCCGGGTGGAGCTTCTCGTGGAGGCGCTTGCGTTCGGCCAAAAAAACGCTGCGGTCCAGCTCGGAAAGCTCGGCCCGGTAAAGGTTCTCATCGATCTCGCGCAGCCGCGCCTGGTCGGCGGAGAGGTCGAGCACATAGGCGGCGATCTCCTCCCAGCCGAGCAAGGTGGCGGCATCCAGCCGGTGGCCGCCGACCACCAGGAGATAGCGGCCCGCCTTCTTCGCCGGGCGCACCTCGATCGGCGTGCGGAGCCCGTCCGCCTTCATGCTGGCGGCGATCAGCAGCGATCGATCCGGGTCCACCTGGCGCAGGCGCTCGCCCGTGTCGATCAGGGCGAGGGCGATTTTGACGCTTGTGCGTGCCTCGGTCATGTCTAGGCGGCCTCTGCGTTTTGACGTTGGCCGCACGGCTGCGCGGCGTTAGGTTTGCGGCGAGTGCGGTGCTGGTGCTTCCGGCCGCCCTTAGCGTCGAAGCGGCTCGGCCAGATCTGGCGGGCGGGGATGTTGAGGGCGGCGGCGATCGCCAGCTCGCCGAAGTAGTGAGGGCGTGAGCAGGCGTGCCGGCAGGCATCGTCGATCAGGCCCGCCCCCCGCGAGACGGCTGACAGCGTCAGTCCCTTCTTGCGGATGGCGGCCTTGATGTCCTCGGGATGCCAGTCCCGTGGGTTGCGCGTCTTGATCATGCGGCTCCGGTGGTCCGGCCCTGCCAGGCCGGGTTTTTTTGGAGGGAACGTGCGTCGGTTTCGAGCTAACATTGCACTCAAAACAGTGCATTACAACTCTCAAAATAGTGCAAAAGATCGCACAGCGAGGTGGCGCGTGAGGGTACGTGCTATCACCTTGATATTTATGTATTTTATACAGGCCCGCCCAACACGGCTCACGCTACGGGCGGCCGTCACAGTTCCCGAGTGGGATCTGTGACGTCACCTCAAATGAGCTCACGACTCAAGGTCGTGCGGACTGAGATGGGCGTCACCTCGGCGCGGGAAATGTCCGTCCGGCTCGGGCTCGGGCCAAACACGTGGCGTCAGCTCGAAGATGGGAGGAACCTGCCCAGCAGCGAAACGCTTCAAAAACTGCTGGATCTTGGCTTCAACGCCAACTGGGTCCTGAGCGGTCAAGGGCCCATACGCCTCGATGGTGCCGATGAGCGAAGCAGCAACGCCAACCCCGCCCAACCGCCCCTGAATGCACGCGTTTTAGCTCAAGCGTTAGCCCTTGTTGAAGAATGGTTAACAGCCAACAAACGCATGATGCGCGCCGACAAGAAGGCTGCCGTGGTGGCGCAAATTTATGAGTTCGCGCTTGAGGACGCGTCGTTAGGAAAAGAGCCAATTGACAGCCACCGAGTGGCGCAGTTCCTTCGGTTAGTGGCCTAATTTCTGCTAGGTGGAGGCAGTTGTGTCGAAAGATATTGATCGGATTGCACGCATTAAGACCGCTCTCAATGAATATAGCGAGCTATCAAGCGGCGGGCGAAGCAATGGAGAGGATGCAACTGCGAATGTGAGCGTCGTCGTTTTTGATTTTTCCGGCGCCGTGCTCGATGGCTGCCACTTTGCAGCAGATTCAAACTATAATCCGCTTAAGCCGTAGTTGACTACAATTGCATGAAAGCTCTCTATTCAATAGCGCGGCATGTGTTTTTTCAGCCCGAGCTTTTCAGCACTCGTCGCCTTTCGGCTCGCTGGGTGGAGAGCTTTCTCAGCTCGCAATGCTTTAAACTCCAATTCAAAATCCATGAAAATTCAGCGCTGGTCGCGAGATATTCTCGCGACACGACTGCGTAGCGCAGCTATAATTATTTTGCAGACCAACAGTATATTGATCATTTTCGCGTTGTCGTAAAACGAAAATTTCATAATATATATTGATATTTACATGAATTTGCCCCATGGGGTGCCGCCGTCTATCTTCGCATTATCAACATTCTGATAAAGAACTACGCTCCACGCTCATCCAATGATGAACGTCGTAGGATGTGGCGCCGTATGAGCCGTGGCCGGGCGGCTAATCTCAAAAAGCGCGTAAAGCGCCACCCGAGCGATTTGACCGCTGGAGAGTGGGCAAATCGTCCGCCCCTCCTGCCGGCGTGCGCGGGGCGGCGCTGGCCTGCGACAGACTTGCGGGAGGCGCTGAACATGCTCCGCTGCGTGGCGTCGCCAGGTGGCGGCCTGAGGATGTTGCCATTGCCAGCCTGCTCCTCCGCTGGATCGCGCACCCCTGAGCGGTCTCAAACGGACTCTGAGAGGGCCTTCAACGACGCGGCTGCTAAGGCGTCCGCCGCCGTAGCAATCTGAAGAAACGGGTGTCCGAAGACCTAGGCTCAGGACTCATTGATCACAGCCAGAAGATGACGACTGCTGCGATGCATATGGCAGAGAAGAAGGTGTGGGCGCATCGGTCGTATCGCGTGGCGATGCGCCTCCAGTCCTTGAGCTTGGCGAACAGGTTCTCGACCTTGTGCCGCTGCCGGTAGAGGGATTTGTCATAGAGGAAGGGCTGCTTGCGGCTCCGCGATGAAGGAATGCAGGGATTGATGCCCCTGGAGGCCAGTGCCTCGCGGAACCAGGCACTGTCGTAGCCCCGATC